CCGGATGTGAGGTGGGACTGAACATCGTGACTGCAGCGGCGACGGCCGATTTCTTTACGGGATCGGTTGCGACGGCTTCTACAGTCAACGTATTCAATGTCTCGCCTGACACCATGAATGGGCGTCTCGCACTTGTTGCGCGCACGTACGCAAGGTACCGATTTCGGCGCCTTGTGGTCCATTTCATTCCGGCTCTGGGCACAGCAAACCCGGGACTCGCGGCAATCGGCTATGTGCCGGACGGCGGCCAGTCCGTGGCGGCTGCTCAGAGTTTTGCTCAGACAACCCAGTGCGACCCCTCGATCGTCTTTTCGCTGAACGCTCCTATGTCTGTGGAGCTCATCCGTTATAACGGCTCTGAACTCTACTACGTGGAGACGGACGCGACGTCGCTCGCGGGGAATCGCCTGACCCTGCAAGGCCAAATCTTTGGCTTTCCATCTGCCAACAACCTCGGAGTTCTGACTCAGGGGGTCTTATGGTTTGAGTACGAGATCGAGTTGTACACGCCGACAACCGATTACGGCTTCACCATGACCCGCCAGGAACAACTCCTAGCCGAACGCTTCATTGCGTCGCGGCGGCAGAAGGTCGAACATGGCGACGATGAATACGACAGTGTTTCTGTCGCTTCATCACGTCGTGGGCGGTAAAGTCTTCCTGTCCGAGTTCTACGACATTAAACTAAGAACATTTCCGAGATGTCCGCTCGAAAGCGTACGATTCGATGCCAGATGCAATGTCCTCACTGCTCTGGGGTGCTCAACCTTCTTGAAGGCCATAATGACAAATTGATCAAAATGGAACCTGAAAGACGGCGAAAGTACCTGGAAGAGCTCGTGAGAACTCTCCATGTCACCCATCATCTCGGTAAGGGCGCTCAGGCGACTCCTGAACGCCAGGAAGCAAACTTTTCACGACCGTCAGTCGTCGAAGAGTCTGACATGTGTGGTTTGACGACCACTCGATCCGCAACCATCGCCTATTCTCAACTGATTTCGGAACTTCCCC